CGCATCACCGTCGCGCCACCTCCCACGCGATCGCCGCACACTCCCGCCAAACCGGCATTGCGTAATCGCCCTGCGGTGAGCGCCACGCTCGTGACTGCGCCATCCGCGAAAGCGAAAGCCCCCGGAAAACCCGCAACTCCTTTGAGTTCTCCCGGCTATTCACAAAAAACCAAGTCGACTCCCGCGCGCGGTCCTACGCAATCTCCAAGCCCAAAGCGCTCCGCGCCAGTGCCCAAGCCCGAGCCGCGTCCCAAGACTGCCACTGCGGCTGCTCGAGGTCCGAAGACCTCACCCACTCCCATCTCCCGGCCCAAGGGCGCAAACGGCATTCCGATGCGCGTCGTGTCTCGTCCCCCCACTCCCAAACCCCGGCCCAAAGCCCCTGCAACCTCCCCCACTCCCAAGGCGAGGCCCGCGACGGCAAAACCAATCGTCAAAGCGAAGCCCGTCGAGAAGCCCAAGAAGCGGCTGATTTTCGACCAATCGCAGAACGGGCGCCGATGAACGACGTTGATCTCATTGCCGAGCTTGCACAGTTCGAGAACGACCCCCTCGGGTTCGTCTTGTGGGCATTCCCATGGGGCGAGCCCGGACCTCTCGAATTTGAACAACTCGAAACCTGGCAGTTCGAGTTCCTTCAGCAACTCGGCGAGGATCTCCGGGCAGGCCGCACTCCCGCGCGGTATGCACGCACCTCCGGTCATGGCTCAGGTAAATCCGCCATGACCGGAATGCTCACTTGGTGGGCCGCTTCCACCATGTCGGACTCCAAGGGAGTGATCACCGCCAACACTGAGACGCAGTTGAAAACCAAAACCTGGCCCGAGATCGCCAAGTGGTTCCGTATGTTCATCGCGCGTGAGTTCTTTGAAATGACCGCCACGGCGATCTTTCCGCGAGATCTAGAACTGCAACGCACCTGGCGGTTTGATATGGTCCCGTGGAGTGAGCGGAACACCGAGGCATTCGCGGGACTCCACAACAAAGACCGGCGCGTGTTCATTCTCATGGACGAGGCCTCGGCAATTCCCGACGTGATCCATGAGGTTACCGAGGGCGCACTCACCGACGCGAACACTCAGATCATCTGGATTATGTTCGGCAACCCCACGAGAAACAAAGGGCGCCTGCGCGAAACCGCTCCAGATGGGAAGTTTGGCCGCCGCTGGAACTTCGCGGCGATTGACACGCGGCTGGTCCGACGCTCCAACAAAGAACAGATTGCCGAGTGGGCCGAAGACTACGGCGAGGACAGTGACTTCTTCCGCATCCGTGTCTCCGGGCAGTTTCCCCGGCAGGACAGCGACTCATTCATCGGCTTGCAATTAGTCAAGGATGCAATCCTCCGCGCCCTCCCTTTGTTCAACTATGACGAGACAGTCCTCGGCGTGGACGTGGCGCGGTTTGGTGAGGATAGCTCAGTAATCTACCCCCGCAAGGGTTTGGATGCTCGCAGCTTCCCGCCGCAGTTCTATATGAAGATGGACCTCGTGGCGCTCAGCTTCCGCGTGCGTGACGCTGTGCTCTTCTACAACCCCACCATGGTTTTCATCGACGAGACTGGCCTAGGCGCCGGCTTGGTGGATATGCTCAACCGTATGCGCCTCAACACCATCATCATCGGCGTGAACTTCAGCGCGAAGCCCAACAACTACGAGATTGAAAAATACGCCAACAAACGCGCGGAGATGTGGGGTTCCATGCGTGACTTCCTCCGTAATCACGGGTGCATTCCCGAGCACCTGCCGAAGATGTCTCACTCGTTTATCGAAGAGCTCACCGCGCCGGGTTACGCCTACAACGCGAAAGATGCAATCCTCCTCGAGAGCAAGAAAGACATGCGACGCCTCGGGAAGAAAAGCCCTGACGCCGCTGATGCACTCGCCCTGACCTTCGCCATCCCCGTGATGCTTCAACTCGCAGGCAACATGGGCCACAACTACCGCGTTGTGAGCAACCACGCCCTAACCGCAGATTACAACCCACGTGAGGAGTTTCGTCGCAATGTTCGGTAGTTCCGCACCTCCGGCACCCAAGCCCGTGTTTGCCAAGCCGCGCGCGCTTGACCCATCCGCTCCCGCGCGTGCAACTTCCACCAACTCGGGCAGCATGACAAGCAACTTTGGGTCAAGCGTTCCCTCCGGCTCGCTTGTCAATTCCATGTCCTCCAACCAGGGACAGGGGCTCGTCAAGCGCTCCTTGCTCGGCAAATGATCGCGGTTAGTGAGCGCGTCCACACGCGCATACTCGGGCAGATCACCGCCATGGAGCAGGAGCGTCAGCCGTGGCTTGCCCTCTGGAAGCGGATCGCGGACAACATCCTCCCCCGTCGCTACATGTGGCTTGAGGGGCAGCAATCCGCCGAGCGCGCGACCACCCTCCACAACCCGAACATCTACGATGGCACTCCCACGGTTGCCGCGCGGACCCTCGCTGCGGGGATGATGAACGGTATCACCTCCCCCGCGCGTCCGTGGTTCCGCCTTCGCGCGCCATCCCTTGCCGAGGAAAGCACCGAAGTTCGCATCTTCCTCGATGAGGTCGCGCGCCGAATGCTCCAGGTCATGGGCGAGACCAACTTCTACAACGCGTTTGCCGTGATGTATCTCGACCTGAGCACCTTCGCCACCGCGGCGCTCATCATCTACGAAGACGAGGAATCCGTATTCCGCTGCTACAACCTTGCGGCGGGGGAGTATTGCCTCCAGCAGAACCACCGCAAGATCGTGGACTCCCTCTCCCGGAAGTTCACATGGCGGGCGAAGCAAATCGTGGATGAGTTTGGTTACGAAAATTGCACTCGTATGGTGCAGGAGGCCTACAACCGCCCGAACGGCGGAGCCAACACGAAATTTGAAGTCTACCATATCATCGAGCCAGCAGATAAAAACGAACCCCGCGTTGCTCCAATCATGAACTATCGCGAGATCTACTTCGAGAAGGGGCGCACTGATGGGCAGCTTCTCCGCGTGAAGGGGTTCCGCGAGTGGCCGGGCGTCACCCCTCGGTGGGAGACTCTGGGCAACGACTCATACGGGACTGGCCCAACCATGGATGCGCTGGGGGATGTGGAGCAACTTCAACACCTCACCAAGCGGCTGGAGCAGGGCATTGACAAACTCGTGTCGCCTCCCATGCTTGCCACGCTCGACATGGCGAACCGCGAGACTGCACTCCTCCCCAACGGCATTACCTACGTGCAGAACCTCAACGAGAATGGCGCTCGCCCCGCGTATCAGGTGAACATCCCCGTGGCTGAACTCGCCGCGCTGATCCGTAGCGTGCAGGAGCGCGTGCGTATCTTCTACCACAACGATTTGTTTCGCATGATCTCCCAACTCGACACGGTGCGCTCCGCCACGGAGATCGACGCCCGTCGCGAGGAGAAGCTCATCGAACTTGGCCCCGTGTTGGAGCGGATTGAGAACGAAGCACTCGACGCGGCGATCACCCGGATCTTCTCCATCATGCTCCGCAAGGGAATGTTTCCGGAGATCCCCGCAGCGCTCCAAGACGAAAACATCGAGGTGCAATACGTCTCCATCCTCTCCGACGCTCAGCGTGCCGTTGGCGCCATTCCGATCGAGCGCTACACTGCATTCCTCGGCAACATCGCCGCGGCCCGCCCGGAAATGCTGGAGATCCCCAACTGGACGGAACTGGCTTACGAATACGCTGAGCGCTTGGGTGTCCCGATGAAAACCCTGCGCGACAAAGCCGAGGTGCTCGAGTCCATCGAAGCCCTCAAGAAGCAGCAGCAGTTGGAGCAAACCGCTCAAGTCGCCGCGCCATTGGCTCAGGCTTCCAAGGCGCTTTCCGAAACCGAGGTGGGTGGTGGCGCGAATGCGTTGCAGCAACTCATGGGGTAAAGAGTGTGTATCCGCGGCAGAGCCCTTTATACACACTATCCCAACGAGTAGACAAAGGTGCTAATCTATGATAATCAATCCCGACGACCTCCGAAAGGAATACAGCGACGCGGATAGCGAGGCACGCAAGTTGGTGCTGACTGCCCTACTCGCCCACAAAGAGGGCCGCCGGTTCATATGGTGGCTCCTCCAGATCGGGAAGGCCATTGGGGCACAACCCTACTCGCAGGGCGATCCCCACCAGACTAGCTTCTCATGCGGTGAGATGCAGGTCGGAAACAAGATCCTGGCTGAGCTCATCCATGCAGATGGCGAGGCTTACCTTAAAATGATGTTGGAGATGCAACGTGACCACACCCGCAGAAACGACGCCATCCGAAGCGCCACTCGCAACGCCGCCACTGGTGGGCGATAATGCGGCTCCGGCGGCGGCAACCCCCACGCCTCCCGCGTCGTTGGTTTCACCGCCTGCGGGTGCAGCGATTCCATTCGACCTCAAAACGATCACCCTTCCGGAGGGCATGACCCTCGACGAGGCGGAGTCAGCCAGCTTCTCCTCATGGGCGGGGGAACACAAGATCTCCCCCGAGGCCGCGACGAAATTGTTTGAGCTCTACGGTGCGCGAATGACCGCGCAGACCGAGGCCAACACAGCCGCAAATGACGCTGCGAACTCCAAACTTTGGAATGACACCCAGTCCGAGTGGCAAGCCGCTACCATCGCGGAACTGGGGGATACCAAAGACGCAGTGCTCACTCGTGTCACTGGCCTCCTCACGGAGTTCGGCGACGATAATGTCCGTCAGGCGATGGACCTCACTGGCGCGGGCAACCATGTTGCAGTAATCCGGTTTCTGGATAAACTGGCATTGGCCGTGGGTGAGGGAACGCCTGTCAATCCCGCAGGGCGCTCGGAGGAGACCAATCCTCTCGACGCGCTCTACCCCTCGATGAAGAATAAATAAGGAGCCATAAAATGGCAGTGCTCAACGCCACCAACCCAACTTTCTTGGATCTCCAGAAAGTCCTCGCGCCCGATGGTTCGATCGACGCCATTGCCGAGATTCTCAACCAGACGGAAGAGATCGAGGATATGTCGTGGAAGGAGGGAAACCTCACCACGGGCCATCGCCACACGATCCGCACGGCGCTTCCTGAGGTTTCCCTCGGTCGCCTCTACAAGGGCGTCGTGGCCACCAAAGGCTCGACCGTGCAGGTCACCGAGAACACTGCGATGCTCGAAGCCATGTCCGAGGTTGACGCGCGACTCGTCGCCATGGCAGGCAACGGCGGCGGGATGGCATTCCGCTTCCAGGAGGATCAAGCCCACCTCGAGTCCATGCGGCAGAAGCAATTCAACCTCATGTTCAAGGGCAAGACTCAGAACGTGGATGAATACCCTGGTTTTGAAGAGCGTTACAACAACAAAACCTTCGACAACGGGGATAACATTCTCCTCGGCGCGGCCTCTCCCACCGGCAACGACATTCACTCCATCTGGCTGGTCGTGTGGTCCCCCCTCACCTGCTTCGGCATCGTGCCCAAGGGCTCCAAGATGGGCTTGACCACAGAGGATCTGGGTGAGCGCTGGCTCGAAAACGCCTCAGGCTCCAACGACCGCATGAAGGTCATGAGCACCTACTTCCGCTGGGATGTGGGCCTCTCAGTCCGCGACTGGCGCTACATCGTCCGCATCGGCAACGTGAAGCTGGGCGACGTGAAGGACGACGCAGCGACGGGGCCGAACCTCCCCTTCCTGATGAAGGACGCCATCGAGCGCATTCCCAACCTCGGCGCAGGTCGTGCCGCGTTCTACATGAACCGCTCGCTGCGGGCAAAACTCCGCAAGCAGGTCGCTGCCGGTGTCGCCGGTTCCACCCTCACCATGGAGAATGTCGGCGGTCTCAGTCCGCGCCTTCGTCTGTTCTTCGACGAGATCCCCGTCAATCGTTCGGACACCCTCGCCGCGGGTGAAACCGCCATCATCACCTCGTAAGGAGCTGAGCAAATGATCATCAGTCAACTCGACCTTTTCTGTTCGGCCTTGGCGGTGAATGCCACTGCCGGCACGGCGCTGCGTGGAGACGTCATTGATATCGGGCCGGTCTCCCGTGACATTGGCGCGGGTCAGCCGACCTACTTCATCGTCGTGGTCACGACTGCCTTTACTGGAGGTGCGGCAACAGTCAACATCCAACTCGCGTCCGACGCAGCGGCAGCGATTGCCACCAATGGCTCGGCTTCCGTCCACTACCAGACCGGAGCCATCCCCATCGCCAATCTCATCGCGGGCAAGGCATACGTGGTCGCCCTCCCCCAGGGTGTGACCTACGAGCGCTACCTCGGCGTGCTCGTCACGACTGCCACGGCCACGACCACGGCTGGCTCGATCTCGGCGTTCCTGTCGCCCGATCCGACCGGGTGGAAAGCCTACCCGGATGCGTTGAGCTAATGTCTGGCCTCCTGTCAGTTTATAACGAGGCTTTGGGCGTTGCTGGCGCCCGCGGCAAACTATCGAGTGTCGCGGACAGGTCGAGGGAAAGGGAGGTCTGTGATCTCTTCTACCCCTCGGCCCGAAAGCGCGCATTCGCTATGGCATATTGGCCCAGTCTCACCAGTGCCGCGCGGCTCAACATAGTGGCCGAGCGCAACCCTGCGTTGGACTGGGCTGATGGCGATCCCCTCCCTCCGTGGCGGTTTGCATATGCCCTCCCAGCTGATCACTCTCGCTCCCGCTTTCTCGAAGCCCGGAGTCCCTTCACCTTCGGGCGGCGCGGGGCGGAGATGGTTCTTCTCACCAACGAGGAGAAGGCAATCCTCACCTACACCTCGTCGATTGAGAGTCCCGCTTCATGGGAAGATGCCCTCTATCAAGTGGTCGTGGCTGAACTTGCCCTCACCATCACGCCAAGCCTTTCGCTGAGTGATTCCTCCGCGCAACGCACCAATCTCTATTATATGAAAACAGTGAGCAGCGCGCTGGTCCAGCAAGCCAACGCAGGCCACCAATTCATGCCGATGGCCGATCCGCTCTCGCGCTCGACCTTCTTCACCAACCCGACTGACATACCGGCCTCGGTTCGAGGCTACATGGGAGCCGCCTGACATGCGCAGTATCTTTAACGCTTTCACCGCGGGAGAGATCGCGCCTGAGATTATCGCTCGTTCCGATCTCGAGCGGTATGAACTAGGGGCCAAGACCCTCCAGAACTTTGTGGTTCGCTACACTGGAGGTGCATGGAAGCGACCGGGAACGCGCTTTGTTTCGAGTGCGTTCTCGGGAGCCGATGCTCGGTTGTATACCTTCCGGCTTAGCGATGCCGCCGATGAGTCATTCATTGCGATCTTCGGCAACCTCACGATGTGGTTGTTCAAAGACGAGGTGCTTATCGCCACGCTCACCACGCCATTTTTGGTAGCGGATGTGCGGACTTTGCAGTTCAGCCAAAAAGTCGCAGAGATCCGCATCACCCATCCAAGCTATCCTCGGCAGTTGTTGAAGCTCACCGGCATCACCTGGAGTGTTAGCGCGCTACCACCCGAGGGCTGCACGCCGCTTGCTCAAACACCCACGATTGACGACAGCGGGGCGTATATTCGTTACATCCGCGTGCTCACAGGCGGTTCCGGCTACGCGGATAGCGATACCATCACGCTGAGCGGTAGCTCCGGGAGTGGCTTTCAAGGCGTGCCCACGTTTCAGGGTGGCGCTATCACTGGCGTCTCAATCATTGAGGAAGGGCGTGGTTACGCCGGAGTCTCAATTACCACGACAAGTCCGGGTGGGGGATCAGGCGCCACGTTTGAGATTGGACTCTCCCCCACAGTCGCCGGTTATGTGGTGACTGTCACAGCGGTCTACACCGATGGCACTGAGTCAGGCCCGATGCGCCCGGCGGTCATGCGAAACTCAATCGACTTCACGCAAACGCTGGGGAGTTCGTCGTATTCATGGACTGCTGTTCCTGACGCGATCTACTACCGAGTGTTTCGCTCCATCGTCGTGCCTGATGGAACGACTATCCACGCAGGGTTTGCCGCGGGGTTTATCGGCGACACTCGCGGGACTACCTTCACCGATAACAACATCACGCCAGATTTCACACTAACTCCAAGCATCTACCGTAATCCCTACGCCAACAAGGGAGTTATTGGTATCAACGTCACCACTCCAGGCACGGGATATAGCGACACTTCCACTGTGACGATGGCAGACGACGATGGCTCAGGCTTCACCGGATACCCTGTGGTTCTCGGCGGAGTGATCGTTGGTATGGTTATCACCAACCCCGGGAGTGGCTACACCGATCCAACCCTCACACTCTCCGGCGGGAGCGGTGCGGTGTTTGACATTAAACTCACCCCCGGCGCGGATAACAACCCCGCGGCGGTTACGAAATTCCAACAGCGGCTGGTCTACGCCGGCTCCCTCGCGGAGCCAATCACCGTGAGGGCAACTCGCGCAGATGAATGCCAAGGGTTTAACGAAAACGTATTCCTTACCGACTCAGACCCCTACGAATACACTCTCGACGTGGATGCAGTCACGCCGATTAAATTCATCCAGCCTGCTCGGCAGGGGTTGCTCATCTTTACAACTGCGGGGGTGAGTATGCTTCGCGCTGCGGATGGTGTTTCAGTAAGTGCCTCCAGCGGCGTGCTTGACCCCCAGTCCGCGTATGGTATTTCCTCAATCGCTCCGGTTCCGCTCGGAGAGGACATTGCGTATATCCAAGCACTCAACCGTGGGATGCGCTTGCTGATCTATGATGCCAATGCACGCCAGTTCGAAGGGCGTGAAATCTCCGTGCTTGCCTCGCACTTCTTCAACGGGAGGGGTATCCGCGCGCTGGCTTTTGGGCTGGAGACAAACAAGATCGGCTATGGGGTTTATGAAGATGGCTCCATGTTCTCCGTGACTATCGACCGCAATCAAGAGGTGTTTGCATTCACCCCCCTCTGGACGCAAGGGCGCGTGCTCGATGTGGTCTCGGTTATCCGCGGATCGTTTCAGCAAATCTACCTCCTAGTCCTGCGTGTGATTGATGGAGTGGACAAGCTGGTTCTCGAAGCCTTGCGGGAGGACACGCCGAAGTGGATTGATGATGAGGTGCATCTCGACGCAAGTCTGCAAATCCTCCCGGTATACCCCGCAGCGACGATCACGGTCTCGGCAACCACTGGCGTTGTGGTGGTGACTGCAACGAGTGATGTATTCACCGGCACGCTCGATCAGGCATTTGTGACGCAAAACGCGCGGGGGAATATCACGCGGGTTATTTCGGCAACTCAAGTCGAGGTTACACTCGTGCGCGATTTCGACACAATCAAAGGTCAGCGGAACATCATGCGCTTTCCCGCAAACGAGTGGTGGATTGCTCCCTACGCCACGACAGTCACGGGCATTCCCCTCGAAGGCCAGATTGTCTCCGTGGTGGGGGATGGAAAGCAGCAAGGCGACAAGCTGGTTACGGGTGGAACAATCACACTCGACGACCCCGCCGCAATCGTCCATGTAGGTTTGCCCTTCACCGCACTCATGGAAACGGTTCCGCCCCAGATTGTCGAGGGTTCACGCTACCGTTCCACATCCGCGGTCCTATTGACAGGACGGGCTGGAGCCTTTACAGTGGACGGATATGACGCGGTTAAGCGAACCACCGAGCCATGGGCCGCGAGCACCGACCTCACTGGTAAGTCAGAGTCAATTATTCTCGCCAGCGGCTGGGGCGACGCACAATCAATCGAGGTGTATAGTGACAACGCGCTCCCTTGCCAGATTCTCCGCATCGTGTTCAACTACGATGAAGGAGATTATGAAGCTCCCCGGAGGCGCTGAGGTCATGCGCGACACAGGTGCAGTTTATGATGTGTTTGTGGGGGAGCGTCTTGTGTTTGTCTTGGGCATGAGATGCACTTTGTTTGCGCCAAAACGCTACTACCTCTGGCTCGTGCCTTTCGATCTCCAGCGCAGGGACATACGCGCTTTGAAACACCTCGCAGATGAATACCTGCCGCAGAACTGCTGGGCAACCGTCCGGCATGGGACGACCAAGACCCACCGCTTTGCTGAGTTCTTCGGCTTCAAGCGCATCGGGGAAACAAATGAAACCTCAGCGTGGAGTAACTTCTGATGGGTTTTGATCCGGTTACGCTTTCTCTAATGGCCATGGCTATGTCTGCGGCTGGCTCCATGGTCGCCGCAAGCTCAGCACGCTCAAACGCCGCATACCAAGCAGGCATCGCAAACAACAACGCCTCAATCGCGGAGGCAAACGCCGCGCTCGCAGATCGTGACGTGGAACGCGCGAGTGAAGATGCTTCCGCGGCTGGCCTGGCCTCGCAACGCAACGCCCAGCAGCAGGACTTCCGCGCGCGTGAGGTGATCGACGGCGTTCGCGCGGAGCAGCAGGTGTCAGGTCTCACCGGACGCTCGCAGCGACGCACGATCAGCACGCTCTCGGACCTTGCAGGGATCGACCGCGAGGCTGAGATCACCGAAGGCAACTCCGCCTCGGAGGCTTACCGTGGCCGTGCGCGTGGGTTTGAACTCGAAGCCGCAGACTTGCGCTCCCGTGCGCGGGTTCACCGAACTGATGCGAAAATGGCAATCTCCAACGGGCGGTCGCAGTCCATGGGCCACATGCTCCAAGCGGGCGCGACACTCGCCGGCGGCATCAGCGACAACTACGGGGGGATCAAGAAAAGTCTTGCCTCAAGTGGTGGGAGCAGGAGCGCCGGTAACGCCCAACGAGGGTTTAACAACCTACTCGCTCGTGGCAGAGCCGCTTCCCGTTAGATTGAAAGGGACTGATTATGAAACTCGGCACACGTCAGATCGGCTCCGTTGGGCAAAGCACGGGCTTCCGTCGCTCGGAGATGAACCCCACCGTTCGTCCTGACTCCTCAGGGCTTGAGCGTGGAGTGCAGGCTCTTGCAGGGAGCGTGCAGAAGATTTCCTCCAACATGGAGGGCGCTGCCGCGGAGAGAAAGCAGGAAACGGATAAGCAAAACCGTTTCAAAGCACTCGCGGGGTTTTCCGAATACACCGGGAATTATGTGCGGGCGGTGGAGGATCTTAAGCAAAACGCGCCGCCCGATGGTGCGGGAGTGGGTTTGGCGTCGGAGAAACTTTACAACGACTCCTACGCGAAGTTTATCAAAACCCTTCCCGAAGAACTCCATGGTGAGTTCAACATGCGCGGGACCAGCTTCTTTCAAGAGGCGGCAACGCAGTTGGATGGGTGGGAACGTGCCTCCGCGCAGGGGTATGCCACGACTGAGATCAACTCCTCGGTCGAAGCCGCCATGATTGGAGTGTATGAAAACCCCATGGTGATGGGGGGCAATGCCGCAGAACTCAACGAGATGATCGACGCCTCCCCCCTGTCCGAGGCAGAGAAGGAAAAGCTGCGGCAAAATGCTTTCCGCAAACTCACCATCGGCTCCGTCGCGGGACAAATCCGTGAGGGCGGCTCCATGCTCTTCACCTCCCAGCCGGTTACGCAGGACTCAGACCTCGTGCAGGCGGTGCGGTTTGTCGAGTCCGGTTCGATCGGTCCCACGGCGGAGAGTGGTCAGGGCGCCGTTGGCCTCATGCAGGTTTTGGAAAACGACTCACGCAGCCGCACGGGCACGGAAATCGCAGGGGAGTTGAGAGACCGCAACTTCCCCGTGAATGGGACGGAGGAGGAACGCCGGGCGTATCTCAAAGACCCCGAGGTGAGTATGCGGTATGGCACGCATTATCTCAACAAGATGCTCCGCCGCTACAAGGGCGATGTGGAGGTGGCGCTCATGGCCTACAACGGAGGAATGACACGCGCGGATGCTTTCCTCAACGCGGGGAGGGATTACTCTGTGCTTCACGAGGAGACCCGGCAATACGTGGTGAAGGTGTTTGATAAATTCACCGGCGGGAAAAGTGCAATCCCCATCGCGGTAAACTCCGTGTCTGCTCACCTCTCATTCGATAGCTATACGCAGCTTGTGCAACTCGCAGAGAACTCGGCGTCAAAGCGACGGCAGCTTTCGGAAGTCGAGCGTCAGGTTGCAGTCGAGGACTTCACTCTTGGAGTTGAAGGCCCCTATCAAGACATGCGGAAAGATATTTTCGCCGGGCTGGTGCCGATTACTCAAGCGCTCGAGCAAGTGGATGTGATGCTTGCGGAGTCTGCAACGAGCATGACGCCGAAGGAGCAGGCGGCACTACGCCTTAACATGGTGCGTGGGTTGCAGGTTGCCGAGCAAGCGCGGGTGAATAGCGGTTCGTTGATTAACTCTGCGGAGGATGTAAATAATCTCTTCGGCGATGCAGGATCGTCACTCACTGTGGAAGAGCTCCTCCCCACGCTGATGAATGAAGCAGCCTCGCAAAGTAAAGCGCAAACCCGAGCGCTTAAAGAAGCGGATGATGTGCGTAAGATTGCTCTGGATGATCTGCTCTTCCGTATCGAAAACGACCCGGATATGGACGGAGCAACGGGAGCGGAATTGATCCAAGACGGACTCAACACGGGCTTGATCCCGGCGGGGGAGCGCGCGCCATGGACGGCGAAGCTCACCGCGGCACTCGACAAGCGCACCAAGGATGAGCGGGCGCGGGCTGACTTGAGTCTTAAAGTCGCCTCAGGGTTTATCTTCGGTCCGACTGACGCACATGACCTTGACAAATTGATACCCGTGGGTATGATTGACAAACTCAACGCGTCAAGCAACCGCATGGAGATAAGCGAACGCAACGACCTCGCGTTGAGTATTCAAAACGACTTCACCTCCATGGGGGTGTTGCCCTCTCAGGTGAGTGGGACGCTCAAGCAACTTGCGGTCTCGCCGAATTGGGAGGATCAAAAGTTTGGCCTCGCGGTTATGGCCCGCCTGCAGGAAACTAACCCGGAGGCTTTCTCTGCAACCTTCGGCACGACCGCGGATGCGAATGTCCAGCGCTATCGCACGCTGCGGAATAGCATGACTGAAAGTCAACTTGTTCAGCGTTATGAGGATATGAAAAACCCGGCTAAGCTCAAGGGGATTGCGGCAAACGCTCAGCTTGTGCAGCAAGAACTGACAAAACTTGATCGCAGTGAGATCCGCCAGAGGTTTGACGAAACATTCCTGGGGTTCGGGAATGAAGCCAGTTTCATCTCCCCCGCCGCGGGCGTCGCACTCTTCGGAGATTACGCCACCCGCTACGAGACCTTC